TGATACAGATTGACAAGTGGGCGAATGCGAGCGAACTGTATTTCATCAAAATGCTGATGAAGGCAGATACGAATATCGGTTTCGGTGAGGAATTCATCGCGCTGGACTGGAGAGCAAACGGTGCGTTTAAGCCGGCAGCCGTTCAGGCAGCCAACATCGAGCATATTGACGAAACGGACGGTAATTGATATGGCTACACTGAAACAACTGGTCATCCACTGCACCGCCACGCCCGAAGGTCGTGAAGTCACAGCCGCCGACATCAGGGCGTGGCACACGAACCCTACCTCAAAGGGTGGGCGTGGCTGGAAGCAGGTGGGATACACCGACCTGTTCCATCTGGACGGAACGGTGGAACGCTTGGTGCATAACAATGAAGACTCCAACGTCGACCCGTGGGAAATCACGAATGGGGCAGCCGGATACAACAGTGTCAGCCGGCACGTTGTCTATGCCGGCGGATGCACCCGTGACGGGAAAACCGCCAAGGATACCCGCACGCCTGCCCAACAGGAAGCCCTTGAGGCATATGTGAAGGATTTCCACCGCCGTTTCCCGGATGTGAGAATCATCGGTCACAACGAACTTGCCGCCAAAGCCTGCCCGTCGTTCGATGTGCAGAAATGGCTGAAATCAATAGGTATTAAACAATAAAATGGATGCTCTTGAAATTACCCGGCTTGTTGTTGAAGTCATTCTGGCCATTGTGGCGGCCGGAGGTTTCAAGAGCATGACCGATACGAAGAAATACCGTCAGGAAGTTGAAAAGCTGCGTGCCGAGGTGGAAACCGCCAGGACGAACACCCGCAGCAACGAGCTTGAAAACGTAAAGAAGGCGATGGCCATCCTGATGGAAGAAGTGGTGGAACCCCTTAAAAAAGAAATCAATGCAATCAGAAGAGAAATGGCGCGGCTGCGTAAGGCCGTCGAGAAAGTCAGTGTTTGTCCCCATTCTGCTGATTGTCCTGTGCGTCGTGAGCTGCAAGGCTCCGAGGAACGGGACAGGGCTTCTCCTTCCTAAGCCGATAGAGATACCGAAACTCATTCCGGTGCAAATCCCGCCCGATTCCGCCTGGCTGCGTGCCTACCTGGCGTGTGACAGCAACAACCAGGTGATTATGCAGGCTTTTGAGGAACAGAAGAGCAGTGGAGCAAACAGCTCCTTGAAACTTAATAACGGGATACTGGACTTTCATGCCGTATTCGTGCATGACACACTCTATATCCCCGGAAAGGATTCACTGATTTATGTCCCGGTAGATGTGCCCGGTCCTGTGACGAATGAACTGACGTGGTGGCAGGAATTGTGGATAAAGCTGGGAAAACTGCTGGCTTCGGGAATTGGCATATTTGCAGTTGTCCGGCTGATTTTAAAACGGTTCAAATAAATTACGAATAAGACGGATAACCGTTGGCCGAGCTTATTCCGATACGAATCAAACGGTAGTTGAAACGAAATTAAATAGTATAAAAATTATGGCAGTAGAAGGATATGTTCATGGTAGTGACATGCTTGTCGGATTAATGATGGAAGACGCTTTTTCCCCGTTGGGTCACTCAAAGACCTGTACAATCAGTAATAAGGCGGAAACCAAGGAGCGTGCCGTAAAGCCGACTTTGGCAGATAAGGTAGCGGCAGCTAGCGCCGGCAAATGGAAAGAAAAATCGGTGAGCGGCCTGTCGGTCGAAATCAGTTCCGAGGGTTTTAAATTCTATGGAGATGAAATGGGATATGACAAACTCCTGGAGCTTTGGGAAAAGAGTGAACCTGTGACGGTACGCTATGCGTTGCGCGGTGAAGAAACGACGAAATACCGTGAAGGGAAGTTTCTCATTACAAGCCTGGAAGAGACATCTCCTTCGGATGATGACTCCACCTATACCATCTCATTGGAAAACTCCGGCCCGGTAGCGACCAAGACTGTTGCTCCGCAAGAATAATGTATCACCCTTAATATTTGTGCCATACAATGAATAAAGTAATCATTTGTGCAAAAGAATATCCTTCCCGCGTTACGATGGGGGCAATGATCGACTTCAAACGTGAAACCGGTAAGGATGTAAACGAGATCGGTGCTGATATAGAGCAGTTGACCATGTTCATGTATTGTTGTGTGCGTAGTGCCTGCCGTGCCGATAAGATGGATTTCCAGTTGACCTTTGAACAATTTGCCGATGGCATCAACCTGGAAGACTTCACTGCTTTTCAGAACGGGATGGCAACTGAAGAAGACGGGGCAAAAAAAAAGAAGGGGACGAGAGCGTAACAATCGAATCTCTGATGGGGATGGCGATGGGATGTGTCGGTATGTGTCTGAACGATTTCTGCCGTCTCACTCCATCAGAGTTTACAGCTGTCTTTGAGGCTTGGCAGCAAAAAGAAACGTATGCGGAACGCAGACAGTGGGAACAAGTACGCTTCCTGTCTTGTAGCATATTGAAGCCTTACAGTAAAAGAAGTTTAGAATTGACTGACATATGCCGGTTCTCCTGGGATGCGCAACCTGTAAAGGAAGCGGAGGAAGAACCCAGTACACAGGAAAGATTCGATGAAATCAGGACTCTGTGGAATGGGGCTTGAGGTTTGGCTTTTCCTCTTCCAGTTCGTGGATGAGTTCATCAATATCCTTCCCAGTAATAGTGGAGTCGTCTTTTTTGAAGAGTCCATAGAGACCGATAATGATGAATAATACTATAAAGAAACCTCCAATAGTCATAACTGTTTGATTTTTACCTCACAAATATATGGAAAAAGTTTCATTTGACATCATACTTAACCTGAAAAATAATATTTCGGGAGCGTTGGATAACGTCAGGAAGCAATTTGACGCCATAGACCAGGCGGCGGTTCAGGCATCTTCCAGTACCAACCGCTTTGGAAATATTTGCGGCAGATTGAAGATGCCCGACTTGAATGCATTTCTGGGAGTCGCTGAACGGTTGGGCGGTGTGCTGGGTAATTTGTCTCAGGGAGGAATGAACTTTGGACAATCCATGGCGGACCTTAGTTCTATTACCGGTATTGCGGGTGACGATCTGAAAGCTCTTGGTGAGAATGCACGTAAGGTAGGCCAGGACTCCGGCTTGGGGGCCGGCACGGCAGCACGCGCGTATGCAATTCTTGCCAGCCAGATAGATGTCGCCACTATCGGAATGTCCGGTTTGAATAACTTGCAGGAAAAGAGCGTGACGCTGGCACAAGCTTCCGGCATGAGCATCGACGCTGCCGCAACATCCCTTGCCGGAACTATCAACCAATTCGGACTGACGGCAAATGAGGCGGAACGGGTTATCAATGTGTTGGCGGCAGGAAGCAAATACGGAGCGGCCGAAATAGAAGAACTCTCTCAAAGTTTTAAGGTTGTAGGTTCCGCGGCTTCTGCCATGGGCTTGACTGTAGAGCAGAGTGCAGGGGCGCTTGAAGTGCTGTCCAAAGCCAACTTAAAAGGAAGTGAAGCCGGAACCGCTCTCCGCAATATCATCCTGAAACTAAATACTGAATTGGGGGTTGACCTGAGCCGTACTTCTTTATCCACAGCGCTGGACACGCTGAAACCCCGGTTAACAGACGCTGCATACTTAAGTAAACTGTTCGGGATGGAAAACATAGCCGCTGCACAGTATTTAATACAAAACTCAACGGCTATTGAGGAGATGACACGAAAGGTGACGGGTACCAGTGTGGCTCAGGAACAAGCGGCTGTACGTACAGAAACGACGGCACACAAAATGGAAATACTGCGTGCAAAAGTAGATGATATAAAAATAAGTTTTGCCAACTTATTGGGTCCGACGTCTGCTTATGCTTCTGTAATAGGTGAAAACGCAGTTGTTCTGGCTTCGTTCTATCAGTTGGGCAATGGTGTGGTATCTGTGCTTGGCAAATACAATGTTGCTGCCAAAACGGCGGTTATAGCCCAAATGAGCTTTAACGGGGTAGTGAATCTGGGTAAGCGTGCCCTCTATATATATCAAATGCAAGTGCTTACTGCACGGGCGGCAATTGTTTCTACTACCGGTGCCACTAAGCTGATGAATATAGCAATCGCAGCCAGTCCGTATGTGCTTGCCGCTGTGGCTGCCGTGGCTCTGGGAGTCGCCATCTACAAAATGGCAACACGCAGCAGTGAAGCAGAGAGGGCACAAAAACGTTTGGGTGACGCAATGGCGGATATGAACAAGGAAGTCACTGTAGAACGTTCCAGACTGGACAATTTGTTTGAACCGCTGAACCGGGCTAAGGAAGGCTCGGAGCAGTGGAACAAGGCTAAAGACAAGATTGTAGAGCAATATGGCGAATATTTGGCGAAACTGGGTATTGAAATAAAGGACGTGAACACAGCCCGTACTGCTTACGAGCAGCTTAGTCGTGCTATTCTTGATACAGCCCGCAGCCGTGCGTTGGATACCGCTACGGCAAATGCAGCGGAAACTTATGCGGATAAGGAAAGTGAGGCTTTAAAAAATATAAGAGAGAAACTTTATGCCGGTATTGGTTCCGGTGAAGGAAATATAACAGCCCGTGAGGCTGGGAAGGCATGGGGACAAATCCGCACTGCTGTTCGTTCCGGAGAAGATATTCCTGAAGAAGCACAGAATATTGTAAGAAAATTAGGTAAAAGTATGACGAATTCCGAAGGGAAAACTTTTACCACTAACGTAGCCGGAACTTATATAACAAAACAAATATCCGGTGTAAAACGTGCACGGGAAGCATACGAACAGGAAATAGATCAGGCAAGGTCCCTTTTTGGACAAACAGAAAAGATTCTTTCTTCCACTTCCGGAACTAATCCGGTGGGAAATGGAACAGGAGGAAACGCGGGAGGTGATCCGCTTGAGAAGAAGGAGCTTACCTTGGCGGATATCAAGAAGAAAATAGAAGAACTCCAGGCTGCGCAACAAACTGCGTCAGACGAGGAGGGGCGTAGCATACAGGTTCAGATCAATCAGCTGGAGACTCTTAAGAAGGTTAAAGAAAAAGCGATGGGTATCGGCGGCGGTCCGACTTTCGCGAGCGGCAGTATCGATGCAATGAAAACTGAACTGTCTAAATATGAAAAAGAATTATCCACAAAACCTGTCGGACAAGCCTCTATAGAATTGCAGGTTAAGATTGACAAGTTAAAGAGCCAAATCGAAGGCGTAAAAATCTGGATTGAAAAGGAAGCTTTTAAGAACGCTCATGGTGAGATCAATGTAGGTGTAGTTCCTGCTTCCGATGCCGGACGTGCTCTTGGGCAAATGGCAGAAGATTTTCAGAATGAAGAGAATCGTAAACATCCCAAGCAAAAACCGGAGACATTAACGCATGGCTATATCAAGAAGATGAAACTTCCTGAATTTGATATGCCTAAGCTGGAACCTAAAAAATCAGGTTTTGAACAATGGAATGATGCTGTAGACAAAGCTTATCAGAAAAATCAGGATTTAGTAGAAGGCATGAGTGGTATCGGGAGTGTGATGGGCAGTCTTGGACAGGCGGTAGGCGGTGCCGCAGGTGAATGGTTGAACTGGGGCGCAAATGTAGTGCAAGCTGTTGCTGCGGCTATTCCGCAAATTACGACTTTATTGGGATTACAGACCACACAAGTTGCAGCTAATACGGCAGTTGCAGGTTCCGGCGCCGCAGCTTCAACAGCAAGTATTCCCGTTGTTGGTCCTATTTTGGCTATTGCCGCTGTAGCTAGCGTTTTGGCAGCTCTGGCAAGTCTTCCGAAGTTCGCAAATGGTGGACTGGCTTATGGTCCTACAATGGGGCTTTTCGGAGAGTATTCCGGTGCACAAAATAATCCGGAAGTAATTGCTCCACTTAACAAACTTCGTCAACTGATCCAGCCGTCCGGCGGTATGGGTGGAATTGTAAAATTCGAAATAGACGGTAGAATACTTCGCGGTGTTTTAAATAAGGTAGACCGTTATAATCAACGTACAAGATAAGGCAATGGAAAAGCAATTAAGATATCAGGGAGAATTCTTTAGCGTGGCAGGTGTGCTGTGGCGAGTGGAAATATGGCAGGATGCAGACGTTCCTTATCCTGCTGTTGCGGAACTCCGCTTTCCATCGGAAAGTCCGTTGGTCTTTGAATGGGCGGAAACGGATAAACTTGAACCTGTGCAGGGAAGTGCCGCTACCTTGGAAATAGTCAGCAAGGTAGACCGGCAGTATAAAGACCTATATACGGTTGAAGCCGGGAGTATTCGTATGGACGCGTATCGGAATGATATTTTATATTGGAGCGGCACATTGGATACGGAAATCTACGAAGAACCATTCTCTTATGAAAATGAATATGAAGTGAAGTTAACTTTCAGTGACTTTGCTTTGCTTGACCGGATGAACTTCTCTTTGAGAGGAACACGATCAATAAGCGGTTTGCTTGACAATCTTATAACTGAAACTAAAATTAATTACCAGCGGTTTGAAAGATATATATCAACTACCTGTCGTTCGGTTTCCGGTGAGATGCTGGATGGTGTAGGTATCAGCTGTGAAAATTTCTATGATGAAGAGGGAGTGCCGTTAACTATGCGGGAAGTACTTGATGAAATACTCCGTCCATTTGCTTTGCGCCTGATCCAACGTGAAGGGAAACTGTTTATTTACGATTTGAATGCTGTTCAAACAGATTTAAAACCCGAACAAATTCGTTGGGAAAGTGATGATGCAGTATTGGGAGTCGACAAAATATATAAGAATGTGACTCTGACTTTCAGCCCTTATCCGCAAAAGAGCCTTTATTCTACTACATTGACTGAAAAGATGCTCGATGAGGGCGCAGAACGGTATTATGTGGCAAAAGATTTGAGTAGAAGTCCATTTATTGATAATAATATCGGTTTCATGATCGACCTCAAAAAAACGGCTGGGGTAAGTGAAGAACTGGAGATCAGAACAGACAAAGCCCTGCTCTTCAGAATAATTCCTGTCTTTTCAGGAGGTGAGGCTTTCGGAATAGCCTCACGTGTCCGAAATGTTTATAAAACGCCACTGACTATTGTAACAGAGACACCTATAGATACTTCGGGAAGCGATTATGGGGCACCCTGGCTTTTTAAAGTGCGACGTACTATGTCATTGCCTGAAACTCATGTTGTATTTAATTTTGCTTCTCCGGGTGTCGTTT